TTCATTCACCCAGATACTACTGAAAATCTAATATGGATTTCAGAATATATTGATGGTGATAAGATTGAATTATTATCTCCAGGAACAGCAGGTCAAGTTCATACATTATCTGTAGTTGATGAGACTGGTATACATCGTACTCCATCAACATTTGGTGAGCGTAATGTACCAACACCTATCGCTGGTGGTATACAACCTGCAGATATATTCTTCGGTGATACTACTGGTGCATATGCTGAAGTTATTAGAATACAAGATAACTGGGCTAAGGTTCTTTATAATGTCATTTACTTACCACTTACAGTTACTAGCGATCCTGAAGTATTTGTTAATGGTGAGGAAGTTGTTAAGACTGGTGCTACAGGAAATAAAGGAACCATCCTTGCAACAGATAATTCTACTTACATTAAGTTAGTTCTTACTGGTGGTAACATTGTACAAGGAGATAATATTGAAGGATTAACATCTGGTGCTCAAGGTACTGTTAGTGATGCTACCCATAAGCGTATATTAGTTAACTTTAGAATGGGTGAATTTATTGCAACTGATCTATTATTCAGTAAGCAAGATTCTGGTAGAGCAAATGCACTTATCGTACGTAATAATGATGGTGCTCTACTTGATAACCAGTCAGGTCGTGTAACATTTGATATTGAGACTGTTACTGGTAACTATGGTGTTGGAGATGTTATCTACGGTTCTGTTACTGATCAAATTATTGAAGTTGAGGCATTTAATATTATGCCTGGATTTGGTGAGTACATCCATTCTACCGAGATTACTAGATTTGAATATGCATCATTAATTACTGACTTTGGTGTAGATGATACATTTAAGGTTGGTGATGTACTACAACTTCAAAATGCAGGTCAGTCAGTTGGTCACACATTCGTTGTTACTGAACACGATGTTGATAACAAGTACGTTTACCTTGCAAATGAAGAAGGTAGATTCTCTGCTATCGGTAATGATTTAACAGTTATTGCTGGTGATGTTGCTTATCAACTTGCTAAGATTCCTTCTGGATCTAACTTCCCAAGTGTATACACATCCGCTATCTCTTCTGTTGTAATTACTGCAACAACTGCATATGGACGTATTGAGAGAATTGAGCAAATTGGTCTACGTGCAATCATTCATCTTGGTGATACTGCTGGAGCCTTCCTGAAGAACTCACAGATTATTGGTGATTATGGATTCAGAGGTGCTTGTTCAGTTGCTAAGACTTTACGTGGACGTGTTAGAAGGTACTTCAGAGGATTCGATGGAGAAACTAAGGACTTCAAGTTGACCACTGAAAATGGTACTGCATACTTCCCAGATCCTGCAGGTCATATGATGATCTTCGTGAATGGAATCCTACAACCTCCAGGTGGTAATCTTGCATTCACCGCATTCTCAGATAACATTCAGTTCACTGAAGCACCTGCAATTAACTCAACATTCCACGGTGTTTACGTAGGTAAGTTGAGACAATTAGATGATATCTCATTCGACTTTGATTCATTACGTAACTCCTTCAACTTGAAGTTAGGTGGAGTATTCTACTCACTAACATTGACTGAAGGTGTACAGTCTAACACTATCAGACCTGAGAACAACATCGTCTGTCAGTTAAATGGTGTTGTACAGGAACCAGGTATCGGTTTTGAACTTGTTGGTTCACGTATTATCTTCTCTGAAGTTCCTCGTGCGGGTTCTACATTCGTTGCATTCTCCTACATTGGTTCTGATGTTGACGTTATCGCAGCAACAGTTGTACCTCCAATTGAAACTGGTGACAAACTAGCAATCGAGGGTGAGGAATTTGAAAGAGAAGTTGCTCTTATTGAGTCTTCTAACTCACTAATTACTTTCGAGTACACAGGATCTGTACGTGGACGTAACGCACAAGCACTTGCAAATATCGAGAGAGGTCGTATTATTGAGGCAATTTTAACAAATTCAGGTGATGGTTATACATCACGTCCTCAAGTTGATGTGATTTCCTCCTCTGGTTTCGGTGGTAAGATCAAGGCATTAGTTGGTCTCGCACGTATTGATGTTAAGAATGCTGGTCAAGGTTATGTACTACCTTCAGTAGATGTTCATACGACAGTTGATGAAACATTCTTAGGACCTACAGGTGCTGGTGTTAATGGTGGTATTGACATTTATGATCCTAACTACATTCCTCAAGGTGAATCTGAAGCACAAGGTGAATCATATATCACTATTGAATCACAACCAGTTAACACAACAGTTAACCAAGGTCAGACTGCTTCCTTTACTGTAATCGCATCCACAACTCCTGCTGGTGGAGTTATTAACTATCAGTGGCAGAAGAAGGATTACGGTACTAATGAATGGATAAATATTAACGGAGCTACATCACCAACATATACTACACCTGCTACAACTCAGGGTGACGGAGGAGATGAATTTAGAGTCGGATTAACATCACTTGGTGCTACACCAACCCTATCTCAATCTTCCATACTGACAATCAACATAGGTTCTACCACAGTTGATAACTTCACCCCAGATCAAATATTTGATGACAACTAATGGCAGCAAACGGTAGTTACAATCCAAGCAATGATGTACTCACAGTAACGGGAGATGGTTTACCCAATCCCGTTGCTAAGGGTACGTTCCCTAATGCAAACAATTCTAATGATGTTGAGTCTTATACTTTTAGTCACGCTTTTACATATAGAGGTGGTACTAACACTCAAGCAGGTGGTAGTTTACCACTAGGTGTTGTTGGAATAAGTGCTAATGGAGTTGTTTTAAATAACCCATCTGCAGGTACTCTTGGTAGTCCTCCAACTGGATTTAATTGGGTGGCTACTGATGCTTTTGGTATGTACAATCCTGGTGATGATGCTGCTGGTGGTCGTCCTAATGCTAATGATCAATATCATTATATTGACGGTGAGTTTATAGGTGCTTGGAAAACCAATCAGGTGATGGGATCTTATAATGATTACTATGGTTTAAGTCAGTATGTTGGTGACAATATGCGTCACCCTGACGGACACTCTAAGATCTTGGGTCTTGCATTTGATGGTTATCCTGTTTATGGTCCTTATGGATATAATTTACCACAGGACAATACTTCTCCAGTAGTTTTAATGGAGACGGGATATCAGATGAAAGAATCTATTGCTGTTAATAGACCTGCATATGGTACTACAACAGCAAATCCTCCTAAAGGTGCATTAATGGAGGATTATGAATATAATGTAGATAAGGTTGGAAGGCATCTAGATGTTTATAATGGTCGCTATTGTTATACTCCTGAGTATCCCAATGGTACTTTTGCTTACTTCATAACACTATGGAATGATGAAACTGAAAGTAAAGAATATACTGTAACAGTTACAAGTGAGAATGATGGTAATAAGTATCGTCTTGATGGAGTCTTGTATCCAAATTTAACATTTATTCAAGGAAGTACTTATAGGTTTATACAATCAGATCCATCTAATTTATCACATCCTATTAAATTCTCAACAACAGAGAATGGTATACACGGTGGTGGAGTTGAATATACAAGTGGTGTAACATCTGTTGGTACTGCAGGTGAGTCTGGTGCATATACAGAGATCACTGTACCTTCTGATGCACCTAATTTATATTATTATTGCCTCAATCATTCGGGAATGTCTAGTGGTGGAGGTGCTATTACGGTAGTACCTAATCGTTATATGACACCAAAGTTCCCTTATATATTTGGTCTTTCTTCTAAAGAAACTCTAAATATACCAGCAAATCAGGGTATTGGTCAGGAATCATCAGGTGGTGGAGAAAGTGGAGGTGGAGAGACCCAAACTACTCCTAGTATTATTATTACTAATCAGCCTACCAATGCAACTATTGCTAATGGTGGTACTCAATCTTTTAGTTTGATTGCTGTTATAGAACCTGAAGATGGTACTAAAGGATATCAATGGCAAGTATCTACTGATGGTGGATTTGCTTGGGCAAATATAACTGGTGCTAATAGTTCATCCTATTCACTTGTAGCATCAGCCTTTATGACTGGCTATAGGTATAGATGTATTGTTACTGGACCTCTAGGTGAATCACAGCAAGCGTCTAACTCTCCTCTTGCATCTAACCTTGTTATACTCACAGTCACTGGTGGTACTAGTGGCGAAGACACTTCATCGGTTTTGAAGTGGGACAGTAGTGTCGGTAAATTTGATATGACATCCATACCACTTGATAGGGATAATGCAAACCCAGACTTTACTAGAAATAATGTACGTTTTGATCTAACTAATTATGAATTTGACCTTACATAAATAAAACTGTAGAATAACCCCCCTACTATGGCTAAGCAGAACCTTAATATTGGCGTAAGTGCCAATGACGGAACAGGTGATACCTTACGAGACGGTGCTATTAAACTCAATAATGTTATAAACGAGTTATATGCATCCCTTGGAGATAACACCAACCTTCAAATAACAGTTAATTCACCCTCAACGAACCAAGTTCTTAAATGGAATGGTAGTACGTTTACGGAGGGACAACTTGCAGCATCGAATCTTACTGACGTGGACGTTAGCGGGGTTACTAACGGACAGGTTCTTAAGTGGAATACTGCAAATGCTCGCTGGCAGCCAGGCGACGATCTACAAGGTGGTGGTGGCGGTGGTTCAACTATCAACAATCTATCCAATAATGGATCAGGT